TAGTCCTTCCGACACAGTGGTCAGAATATTTGTTTTGGCAGTTTCATTTAGACGGGCTTGAAGTTTCACGTTAGCTTTGACCTGTTCGTCAAGGCGTTCTTCCATCTCACGAATAGATGCAGCCATACCTTCTACCACCTCAACTTTTTCTTCAGGGATAGAGATATAGTGCTCTTCAAAGAGACTCTTAAGACCTACAATGAAGTCCTCGGTAATCTCATTCTTTATACCACGGTCAATAGCGATTTGGTTTTCTTCCAACCACTGACCTACGGCGTAGTTCACTGTACCATTAACATCTTCAGAAAGATCTGCTTTCGCAATTTCAATCTTTTCTAAAGTTTCTTTGGCAAAGTGTTCTACAATCTTGTCATGCTCTTCTGCAAGTTTTGCTTTGACAGCACCTTCAAAGATGGTTTTTGCTTTCTCGGCAAACTCTTCAGAGAGTTCTGTTCCCTCTAGGAGGGCTTTAACATCGTCTGATACATCCACAGATTCATACGATGGTTTGATAGGATAAGTTACATCTGGACCTTTCTTAGTTCCGTATGCAATCTCAGCACCTAATGAATTAACACCAGCTTCGTCACCAGGTTTTCCAGATGGGGAAGTAGCACTACCATCTTGTGAGACAGGAGCAGATGCTTTAGCACCAGGATTGTCTTCACCTTCTTCCTTATTAGAGTGGAGAGGTGCTGACTGGGATCCACCCAAATCAGTTACTGATTGTCCATTTGCTACAGAAGGTGGAACGGTTGGAGAAGAACCTGATGGTTCATCTTTTCCGCTTGAACCTTGTTGAGGGTCACCCGAAACAGCCGAAGGATCGGATCCAGTAGCAGGAATTACAGTTGCTGTAACTGTTGGCATAGGATCTTGATACTCTTTAAGAATATCTTTCTGCTCAGTAGCAAATTCCCCGAACTTTTCGTTTAATACATCTGACATTGTAAGTCTTCCCGTAAATTTACTGTGTTAATCTATAGTTTATTTATTAAATCATAAACCTGTAAGGAAGTCATTGAATACTCTCAATGTTCTTTCCTCTAAGTTTCTGCGTGTAGCAGAATCAATGTAACGCTTGTATTTAGCAACTTCAGTTTCCTTAAGTATGCCGTTATCCCAAGCCCACTCTTTACCTTCCATGATACCATTAACAAAAGCATCAGGTGCGGAAGGGTCAGCAACTATGTCTGCTGCTGTTGCCAGCATGAAGTCATCCATGACAACACCCATATCTTCTCGCCTATCAATAGAACCCATACCTCTTGATGAAACACCAAGTTTTACACCATCTTCTAAAAGAGACTTAGCAATGTTACCCATTGGGGTATTCATTATCTGTGCCTTTCCGATGAAGTTGTTTCCTTCAGCTCTAAGAGAGGTAATCCTGTGGGAAACACGGTCAAGGTTAACAGTAGGACCATCAGGATGACCCAACTCCCCAAGAGCACGTGATGTTTTAACATACTCTTCGTTGTATCGGTTAACTTCTTTTTCAAGAACATTGAATGGATACATACGTCCATTACGATTCTTGATTTCTGATTGAAGGAATACCCCTTCAATATAGAGTTTCTTGTCAGCACCTGTACCTTCGGTAATGACCTCTACATTTTCAATCGTTTCCGTTATCAGTTTCATTAGATGGTTCCTCTGGTTTATCTGCTACTGGTTCGTCAAAAAATGTATTTGCTACAGTTTGTTTGTACTGTCCTATAGCTTCACTTGATTTTGCATATAGTAAATCTTGAATAGCGTCAATTGCTTTTGCACGATTGTTATCTGCAATAGAGTTAACAACGTCCATCACTTCAGACTCAGGATTGACTTGATCAGTAGTATTATTTTCAGTCATAATAAATTATTTAGTATTACTTGTAGGTTTAGGTTGAGATTTCATTATTTGTAGTTGTCTTTCATGAGCATCATCCGCAGCATCTTTAGCAATTTCTGCACTATCCATTGCTTGTTGACCTTGAATCTCTGGAGCAAACGCTGTGTTCTGACGATCCATCATATCCATCTGAGTGACATCAATAGGATCAAGTGCAAGACCTTTTTCAATCTCCTTCTGCATTTGCTTATCAATCTCTCTATACTCACTTTCAGATTGCTCAAGAATTTCCTTGCGGATATATTCAATAGAGAAGTACTTACCAACAAAGGCATCCATTTGAGTTGCAAGTTGAATGCGTTGCAACATCAACTCCTTTTCTTTTAACTCATTGAAATGATTGTCAAAGAGGAAGTCATATTGGATGTGCTCCTTCATCTCATCCCAATCTTCAGGAGAAATTACTCCCTTGAGAATAAGTTGCGTCTTGAGAATGTCGTGGAATAACTCTCCAAATCTTTTACGCATTCTTCCAATGAACTTAGTAAACTTAAGTTCGTCACGTAATACTTCTGTTGTCTTTCCAAGGTTAAATCCTTTGTTATCATCGGTAAGACGGGACGGTGGAAGATTAAGAGAATTATAAAGCTTCTTCTTAAAGTACTCAACATCCTTGAGTTCTCCTAGGTTCTGTCCACCAGGCAAGGTGGTGATCTCAGTTCCACGACCACCCTCTCTACGAGGTAACCAGAAATCCTCAAGCATACTCATGTGCTTTTTGTCATCACGAATCTCACCAGTGCTTGCATCGTAAACTAACTTGTTACGATAACGTGCCATTACATCACGCAAGTATTGTTCTGCTTTTATCTTAGGTAAGTTACCTACATCAATGTAAAATATTCTACGTTCAGGAGCACGTGATAATCTGTAGATAACAATAGCATCCTCAATCATTCTAAGTTGATTGAGTGACTTGATTGCCTTGTGCATAAAGCTCAAGTGCATTCTTTTGTTTAAATCTTGTAGTCCAGAAGAACAGAAAGCAACTGAATCAACTGCCATCTTAATACCTTGGGAGTTTGACATGTCTCCCACTGGTCCCATCGCACCACCCCTTAAATATCCTCTTGGGTTGTACAAATAATAATCAATATAATTTCCCCACTCATGTTCTAGAGCAGTTCCTTGAACTGACTTTGCTAAGGAAGCATCTGGTGGACCACCAAGTTTTCCTAATTTTTGTCTGACCTTACGCATCTTAATTGCATCAACATAACGCAATTCAAGAATACCTTTCTTTGGATTATCTAGATCTATTACTTTATGATAAAAAATTCGTCCGTCAATATACCACGAACGAACTATTTGATGAGCACGGTTATCAAAGTTAAGTAGTCTTTTAATATACTCAAATTCACTACGAACTTTTTTCTTGACACCCATACCTATGTCTAGATTTTCCAGATTGATATCCACACAAGAATCATTATTGTCACTTACGACAAATTCATTCACGATTTCGTCAACAGCAGCATCCACTTCTGGATGAAGAGCCATATCTCTATATCTACGAATAAGTTCATACTCATTCCTAGCAGTAGCATCTGTATCTACGTATGTACCAAAGTAACCGCCAGCTGCAATAGAGGCAGGTTCATCAGCAAGAGGGGGTACTGGTGACTGTCCTTTATTTTCAGCTTTGCGGTTAATTTGGAAACCAAATAGTTGACCCATTATATTATTTAAATGTGTTTCCTATTGTTATTTATGGGATGGCAATTCCACTTCTTCCAGCAACTGACTCGCTATCACCGTCTCCAGCAACAGTCCAGTAAGAATATTGGAACTCAATTGAGAACTCTTCAATCTGATCGTTACTATCATAAGCAAGGTCAATAGCAGAAGCACTTGTTGGGAATGCAAACCACAGTTTATATGATCTTACAACTTCTCCGTTATCTTGATCATTTTTTTCTAGTTGCTTAACAGTAACTGTGCGACCATACTGTGTTGGATCAATAATACCAGCAGTATTTGCTTGGTGTGAATTGATTTCATTTAACCACTTTTCAAAATATGAACGTGCTTTAAAGTCCTTATCATTGATGAATGTTGCAGACCAGTTATCAAAAGTACGGTCTCCAGCAATTTTAACTGTTCTTCCTCTGAATGGAACTTCAATAACACCAACGTTAGATGAAGGAAGAGCAGCAGATTTACACATATATGTTACAATCTCTGTGTCATCAGCACCTACTTCAGTAGGAAACTGAATAGACACCTCAAACATATTAGGGCGTACACCCTGACTTACCTTGGAAAGAAAGCCTGAAACGTTACTAGTAATAGACATTTTTTTAAATTATCCTCTTTGTATATTTAATAGATCAGCGTCCAACTACTTCACTGAAGGAAACTCCAGTACGAGTAGCAGTAAATGTAACTGTTACGTAGTTGATAGAACGAGCAGGTTTGATGAATAACTCAGCAACAAACTCATTACGGTCAACTACATCTGCTGTGTTGTTAGTTCCATCGCATACAACTAGGAAATCTGTGATACCCTGCTGTGCAGAGATTTCATTTAGATAACCATTGATGTTTGCAAGGAATCCAGAACGAGTAGTTTCGTCATTGATCTCAAAGAGAACTGACTTAGCAAGTCCTTCAACTCTTTTCTCAATGTTGAGGAAGAGTCTACGAACGTTGATCCTATCAAATGCAGATGGTGATGCAAGAGCAGTCTTGTCACCAAATAGAACTGGACCACTACCAGGGAATGTAACCACAGGGTTAATTCTATTCTGATAAAGTTCATCTCTATCTGCTTTGTTTGGATTGTATGCAAGTTTAATAACATTGCGTAATCCACCTCTTGCCATACCAGCAGGAGAAATCCAATCAGCGATTGCACTAGATGTACTTACACACAAACCAGCGATGTCACCGTTAGTTGCAATATAACGATACTTGTCATTGAAGCGGTCATACATGTATTTGTAACCACTATCAAGAACAGCGTAAGATGTTGATGTTATATTGTTAAAGAAATTCAGAGTGTTTGTTCTCTGTTGTACAGGAGTGAGAGCACTACCACCAGATCCAATCTGGTTTCCTGTAAATGGAGAGACAAAAGCAATACAATCTTTACGTGCAGTAGCAATAGCAACTACTTTTTGTGCTTTAGCAAGTGTATCTACCTCTGTTCCTAAAGATCCACCCATGAGAACAAAGTCAACTTCTGTTTCTTCTGTGTCTTGGAATAGATCGTAACCAGCATTGACTTCACCAGCAGTATATGCATAGTCGTCAGTACCATTTCCTAAATCTGTTTCGTTACTAGCAACCAAAAGGAATTTACTTCCTGATGCTAAACCAGTAGAACCACTGCCAAGAGCAACTCCACCACCACCTTGTGTTGGTTCAATTGTGTTACTTAAGTCTGCACCGTGGAAAATAAATGAGGAGTCTAGATTAACAATCTCTTTAAAGTAGATTGAAGAACCTTCAGAACTCTTACCGTCAGACAATTTAGAGAGATATGTAAATCTTTCTAGAACTGTGTTAGCAGCACCTGAAACATCTCCAGTTGTATCAATAACAGCAACGTGAATTTCATCATATGAAATACCACGAGAAGAAGCAAATTCAGATGTACCAGGACGAGGACCAATAGCGGATAGTTTTAATCCAGTTGTTCCAATTGTTGTGTTTGTGTACCAGTCTTTAACGCTATCAACATTGATGTTATCGTTAGAAACAGTATTAACTGTAACAGTTAAATCATTAACAGCACCTGTTCCTAGACCAGCAGCAGCAACTGTTACTGAATCGTTAGCAGAATATCCAGTACCACCATTAACTATTGTTACTCCACTAACATCTCCGTTAGCATCAATTACAACATTAAGTCTTAGTCCACTACCAGTACCACCTGTAGGATCTACAGTGTGTGTACCATTCTGTGTACCTTGTCCAGCGTATGCACCAGCAGTTACTGTTTGTGCAACACCGTCACCTGGTT